GGGATTTATCCCCCCTTCCATCTTATTCAACTACTAAGACAGGGGGTATAAAGCCCCACGAAGAACAAAACTCACATATAGGTAAGTAGCCCTTTCTCTCAATAAAATCATATCCGCCGCATTCATCGCATGGTTGTATCTTCGCCATGAACATCCGAGGGGGTTAGGGTATATAAAGATGCCGATAAGAGATTCTCGCCCGTGTTGGCGTTTCTCGTACCCAACCCCGTGCCTGAGATGAGATGTAGGTATATAAACATTATGTTCAGCGACTTACAAAAAAAGAGAGAGGGGCGAAAATCGCCCCCCTCAATTTGCTTACGTCTTATTTCCTAATCTGTTCCTCACGTTCAAGATATAGAAGAGCGTACTCTTCACATTCTTCCTCTGTTAGATGAGGCATACCCTCAACTAATTCCTGCAATCTCTCGTCAATCAATCCTATTATTATTTCATTTCTTTCCATTTTCCTCACTCCTTAAAACTCCCACTCTAGGGATATACTGTCGTGTTCGTCTTTGGTTATAAACCCTTTGTTTATCAATTCTCTTAGTATCTCATTCATTCGGCTCATGTTGCTCATTCTATCCGAAGGGGTAAGGGTATATAAACCTGCCGATTATAGTAAAGTGAGACCTCAAGAGGCGAAAGACTATATACCCTCTGCACTACGTTGAGTATGATTAGGCAAGGCCAATATACCCCCCGTAAAAAAATATGTGTCCACCCCGTGCCTCTGACGGGATGGGGGTATATAAACATTGTTATATTAGAAAAAGTCTGCAACCCTCGCCCCCTCATCAGTAGGGGCGAAGGCTTAAGAGGGGGGATGATGAATCCCGAATAGGCGTTACCTAAACACCGCCATTCAACGGCCTTACCTCTCCACATCTAAGATGTGGCAGGTGTAATTGATACGCCTTACTGTTCGGCCGTTTTCGGGTGTGTCTCCCGCCTACTTGTTCGGGTGTGTCTCTTACAGTCTATGCTAGGGGGGTTAGGTATATAAAGATTACTCTTCTTCATCTTCCCCGTATAAGTCCTTATCTTCCCACCATTGTTCTTCAATATTTATCTCGCATGATTCTTCATCCGCATATCCAATCCCAATATCTAGGCTTCTAAATAGTTTCGCTTCTATATAGTCTCTAAACTCTTCTTCTGTCATACTATCTTCGGTTATCGTTGTCGTGTAGGTAATGCTTACTTCTGCTTCCATGTTTATCCCACGGGGGGGTACTATATAAGGTTGCCGATGTAGACATTAGAATAGTATTAAGAGAATAGTATAACGGAAAGACTATATACTGTCTGTCTTACGTTGAGGATGATTAGGTCTCGACCCTGTGGGTATGGGGTCAGAATGCTACATAGGCAACCTTATATACCCCCATCCGCACGGAAGCATATGTACGGAGACAATAACCATACATGGAGTCATTGGCACTCCTTTAGTGAAAAAACAGGCATAACGATAGGAAGCAGTATTGAAGGCACTGAGAGCCTTCATTTCAAGGATGCTAGGACATACTTGAAACATTTGAGGACTAAGTTTCCTAACTTAGTATTCAAGTCCGAAAAGTGGAATTATTATAGTACACATTGGACAATAAAAGTAAGAGACCAACCTAAAGAAGATTGGTAAAATTAATTTGGCGGTGTGGTGTAAAAACTGCACCGTCATTTTATCTTTATTTTATTTTATCGTAGTTTTATTTTATTACCTAGTGTAGTTATTGCACCGCCTCGCATGGTGTAGTAGTACGTGTCTCCGATGGGCTGGGGGTATATAAACCTTCCGAATTAGTCAATAAGAGAATGCTACACCGTTAAGTTCATAAGGGAAAAGATAGACCACAGTATATGAGCAACACGCCCGATGACTATACTATAATAACGCTACGCAATAAAAAAACCGGAAAAACTTTTGAAGTTTATCGGTCGGATATGTGTTTATTTTGGACTCGTAATTTTGAAGTAGTTGCCAAAAACTAGATTTTTTGGTAGCCACCCCCCGCCTAGCACCTCACGGAATATATTATAATTTTTTTGAAAAATATTTTTTTATAATTTTTTCCACTCACGTATCATTTGGGTTCTGCGCCAAAGATGTCGTTCCTTTACCTCTAACTCCCGCATATATCTAAATACGGAACTGCCGTACATCTGTGTCCATCTATCGGGAACACCTTCATTTACCTTTCGACAAACCTCATCAGTCTGCCGCCACTCGTTAAAGTAGCCATCGTCATACAAGTTTTTTAATATGTGTCTATACAATTTTTTTCTCTTCATTGGGCCGGGCATTACAATCCTCTCCTATTTATCACTTTTCCACCAATACCACTACGTTCTCTATTCAGACCTGTGGTACTGCCCCCCATCCACTCTCCACCCGTCATAGTTTTCATAATCACGGGCATATCGGGGGTTTTGTATGTGAATTGGTCTATGGCGTGTGCAAAGGCCATAACTGTATCGTTATGTCTGCCTAAATCAACAATCATCCCATCACGCCACGCATGGGTCTTTAATTCGTCAAGAATAATCTCAAGCATTCTTCTAGTCTCATCATTACCATAAGGTAAGACTACCATTTCTCTCTCAAACCAAACTCTTAGTCTGTTTAAGATACCTTGCTTCAAAGTCCTGTTGCCTACCTTACTAGGTCTGTAATCTACTACCGCACCTTTTTGTGCAAGCAGACTTTCATACATTTGTTGGAAGCCCACATCTTCGACTGCTATCGGGCAATTACCAAAACGCTTAGACCACTCAATTAACATATTTGCTTGTTTGTCCGGTGGGAAGTCATTACGTCTCCACATATTTACAAAGTGTATAAAACCTTGTTCATCTTGCCTAAGAACTATCATTACGCTGTAATCCTTACCAAGACCATGTGCAGGGTCAAATCCTATAACATATCGGTTATTATCTAATTTTTCTGTTTGTATTATAGTATCTAAATCAAGATTCTTACGCACTAAGTTTTGAGGAAATACAGAAGAGTCATCATCGACTACCCTACATAGGTACTCCTGTGCAAACTCTAATTCACCAACAGCATCTTTTTGTTCTAGTAGAAACTTAATACTACGATATTCCGGCCAAAGTGCTTCCGGCTCTACTTCACCATTACTACTTTTATATTCATCGTAGTTAACAATAGCATTCCATGTATCGCTTTTCCAAGCATTGTTAGCCAACATTTCTGTATGATAAAGGTCAGTCATAGACATAGGTGTACCTACTACATAAAAAGAAGAACCCGGAGAAAGCATAGGTGTGATAGCCTTTCTAAACCATTGTTGTAAAGTGGTAGGATTCATTTCATCGGAGTCAACCAATACATCATCAAATGCTACACAAGCAGGATGTTCACCACGAATCGCTGAACCAACAGACGTAGCCATTATCCACGCCCCATTAGTAAAATGTATTTCCGTTTTATTACCTTTCTTTGGGTCTAAGTACCTAGACAATTGAGGATGTAACTTCAAATCGTCTCTAATTTCTTGTAGCCTTCTAATAGCAGTATCTTTACTCGCAGAAATCAACCAACAAGTAAAAGGCTTACCATTTGCCTTCTTTTCAAACAAACATTGATGTAATAGTTTTACCCTAAGAGTAGTTGACTTACTATGGTCTCTTGGTGCAATTACACAAACACGATGCACTTCTGCACCCTTTCTATCACCATACATATCCATCCATTCTCCTATGTGGTCTCCCCAAGTATAACCAAGCCACTCGTAAAAATACTTTACCGAACGCCTACTACGTTCCATAGCCAAATCTTGTGTAAAACCCATAATATCACATCGGATGTAATTCTTTCTTATGACAATGAGGACAAATACCTGCCTTAGCCTTTTGTATTTCCATACGTGGGGCTTCCCAACCACACGCCCAACATTTTGCGCTAGTCCACCTACTCATCATGTATCACCGGCGCAAACAAACTTCCTGTCAAACCGAGATTTTTGTCAATCATATAAGCAGACAATCCGGCTCTAGCCATAACATATCCGTTTCGGCTGTGGTATCTATCTTCTCCTGCTAGACTAGGTAATTGAACTACTATACATCCACCCACTTCTTTCATTTGTTGATGATGTAAATGTCCGTGAAACCAAAGATGGTTTACTGTTTTACCCCAATCCCTTCTTGCTTCGTGAGCCATAAGAGAATGTAGTTTATTCATAACTTTGCCATCACC